GTTCAACAGGAACAGATGGCCGAGGAAACCTTGGCATTGGAACTGGATCGAGTCGAGCGACTCAATGCGATGAATAAAATAACCTTTAACACTTATCCGAGCTACAGCTTCGGAGTAAACATTTTAACAACATCATAATATCATGGGAATCAGCAGTATAAATGTACAGAACTCGATGGGAGCCAATGGTTCTATTTATGTAAACGGAACTGGGGCTAATGTAGGAGACTTTGTGGCCATCCAATTTACTGAGGATTCAGTAATTAATGCAGTTACAAGCAAGATGGATAACTCGGCGGGGTTGATAGCAGATAATATTACATTCAATAAAAACGATTGTATTTATTTTCCCTTCACTAGCATCACGCTTACCAGCGGGGCGGCCATACTTTACAAAGCCTAATGCCATTATTCGGACTAGGTTTATTCATCGGTGATACCGATGCAGACAGTCAGGTAGGACCACCCACACCTGGTGGCCCTGATGGCGTAATCCAAACCGAAGCGGAAGACTTTTTACAAGTAGAGGCGGGGCAATTTTTAGCATTCGATTAAGAGGAAATAAATTATGGCAAATAAGCGCATTTCACAATTAACGGCACTCGGAACAACGCCAGCCGTTGGGGATATTTTACCGATCACCGATGTGGATGATACTACGGGTTCACCACAAGGTACAACCAAGGGGGTCACAGTCGACAACCTAATGGCGGCGGCTCCCGTACAGACTAGCGACATAAGTGATTTAGCTACTCAGGTCAGCCTAAGTTCAACCGAGTTATCACTCACCACATTGATCAACCTACGGGCCACTCAGGTGAGCCTTGGTAATCATAAAGCATTAACATCATCAGTACACGGCATCTCAGCTTTTGGTGCTACTCTCGTGGACGATGCAAACGCATTAACGGCTCGCACTACTCTCGGACTAGGCACAGCGGCAACTACTAATGCATCTGATTACGCAACTGCGGCACAAGGAACATTAGCAGATAGTGCTACTCAACCGGGTGACCTAGGAACAGCGGCATCAAAGGATGTGGGTACTAATAACGGCAATGTTGTTGAGTTAGATTCTACAGGATTGCCCGCAGTAGATGGCTCACAGTTAACGAACTTGCCAAGTCCTGATGTAGACGGCCCGCTCACCACAGCACTTCGAGGAACGGACAATCCACACATCGGAGCATTTCCGAATCAGAGTTTTAAAGTCATCGATAATCCGAAGAAAAAAGTGATGGTTATTGCTACTGACTCAGGCGACCTTGACTTTTTACTGCCTGATGGCGGTTCCATCTATCTTAACACCCCAACAGGTGGTCGATTAGCTCCAGGTTTTGGATTTTCTGTAGTTGAAGATGCAACTGAGCCAGACATTGAGGTGACTAGCGGTGGGGAAAGCTACTCTGTTATTAGTGGTGACTCAGACTCAACGGGGCCAAATGGCTTACCAATCAGACAAGGTTTTAATATTCCTGACATAGGTGGAAACCAAGCACCAATCTTAATCAGCGGTGGTTCAATCGTTTAACTTACAAACTTAACTTAGAGACACATAATTATGGCAACAAAATATATTAAACCAGGTTCAGGTACAGGTTCGGGAACGCTTTCTGATCCTTATTTTTATAACCAATTATCAACAGCAGAATCAACAGCGGGAGCGGGAGGTACTGTTATTTTTACAGATGGATACTATGATCTGACAGGTGTTGTAATACTAGAGGCTGGACACGATATAACCTACAAGTCGCTCAACCCACAAGGTGCTGTTTTTAGATCTAATGTATCAGGCACTCAGAGAGAACTTAGTATAGGCACTACCGCCGATTCATATTCCGTAAGCTTTCAGAATTTTGAATTAATTGATCTAAGACTGTACATAAAAAACGGGGGAGACGGAACCATATCGGGAAATAAAATAGGATGTTCTATCCCACAAGCGTTAGACACTTATGGGTTTCTGAAAGTAGGGGTAAGTACAGGCTCAACAGAATTTATAAATAACACAGTACACATTAAGCACAACGGAACGGGTTCAGTAGCTACTTTTAATATTGGTTATTTAGGAGCGTTCAAAGGTAATACCTTTTATATTTCAGGACTTAATGGACAATCTGCGGGTTCTGTTCAGCCCTACAGCGGATCAAATGATTTAGATTCTATACCACAAGCAGATCGAATTAATAACATTTGGGCCTCAGATGACACAGCGGGAAATGTTTTTGTGACTGCATCTAGTTGGTCGAGTGGAGCTAGGAAAAACTGTTTCTTTCAATTTGGCACAAGTAACACCAGCGGAGGGACGGATAATATCTTTACCGACCCAATGTTAGTCGATCCCGCTAATGGAGATTTAAGGCTTCGTCCAGACTCTCCGTGCATTGGTCAAGCCGCTCTTAGCTAATTAGTAGTCATGGCCTACAATAAACTACACAAGAAGGACTTTACCATTGCGATCAAACACGGGGATGATTCGGGAGCGGTAAAGTTTAAGAAGGAAGCTACAAAGGGAGAATTATTCTTCGACACCGCACAGAACAAACTTTACATCGCACTTACTTCTGCGGGTGCTTCTGTTGCTACTGTTGTGAGTGTAACTCTTAGCTAAGATGCTCTATGTCATCTCCATTGCAACCTTACTGCTCGCTGGTTGTTCTTTCCGTAGCACCTACCCGACCTTGGGCGGAGTGATTGGCGGATCAGCCGGAGCGATTGGTGGACCTGGTACTGCGGCACTTGGTGCGGGTGCGGGTGTACTAGCTGGAGAGGCATTAAAGAATGCAGACAAGCTAGTCGAGGCAGAGGAGAAACTAGAAGCATTAACCCACGGAGATGTTTCCGCACTCGTAGCCCAAGGAATGGCAGAGCATCAATCGGTCTTCGATCAATTTACATCCAATATTAAAAAGTGGTTAGGTTGGGCGGCAGTTGGGCTTGGATGCTACCTCATGATCCCAATCTTTGTTGCCCGTAAGTGCAGTAAGACTGAAGCCCTCAAAAACCAAACCCGTCCGCCATTTCCAATCAAATGAAGAACATCGAATTATTAAAAGATCGGTTTAACGCACTAAATAAAAGGGGAAAAGTGATTACAGTTTTTACAGTAGTTATCATAGCTATAATCCTGTTGGACGCTTGTAATGGATAGGATTTCCGTAGCGGGAATGGTAGGCACGGGTGCTACATTTGGCCTCGGTGCGATGAATGAACTAGTCGGCATTATTGCTGGCTTGGCGACCATTGCATTCATGTCGATCAAGATCGTCCAAGAAATCCGCAGAAAGTGAAGACTGTTGCGTTAAAGAACCCTGGCACGGGTGAATTTACGATGATGCAGTTGACAGGCTTTGGCTCGATATCTGCGGACGATCGTTCGCAGTACACAAGGGACTCGGATTTTACTAATTACCAGGTAACCGCAAGCGATACATTCGGTACAAAGGTAAGTCTTGGTAATATTAAATCCAGCGTAAGTCTGCACGATACACGGCTCGATACACTGGAGGATAGATCGGTTGGCATCGTGGATGGTGGCCGAGCGGCTTTGCAATATGTAGAGGCCACAGATATAAACGGAGGTAGCGCATCCCTATGAGTATTAGACGCATATTCCTACGGCGATCGAGTGCTAGTGAGTGGGCAGTCACGAGTCCTAACCCAATTATACTTGCCGAAGGCGAGCCAGGGTACGATACCACAAATCAAATTCTAAAGATCGGTGACGGCGTGACTCCGTGGAACTCGCTTGCACAGTTTCAAGGGCCAGCAGGAGTGGCGGGGCCAACGGGCGCAACAGGCGCTCAAGGGGCGACAGGAGCCGTGGGTGCTACAGGCCCACAAGGCCCGCAAGGTGCTGACGGCACGATTCAAAGCTACACAACTGCCAACCTTCCTTATAATGCGTCTTTAGGTACGGTGGCTTTTGACACAACCTTATCCGTGCCTGTCTATTTTAAATACGGCAAGTGGTACAAGGTGTCCGATGATACTCAAGTTACTGATCGTATAGTTGAGATTTATATAATTTCAGGGCAGTCAAATGCGGGTGGTAACGGTGGTCAATACGCTGGTGGTGCTTCCTCTACTTTAGCGAGTTATACCCAATTAGATGCCGTTGGAACTTTAGCTGAAACACGCTCTCACATTCTATTTAGTAACAATTATCACGACACAAGTACCGACCCTACAACAACGCTTACCAATGTAACTCCTGGTGCTTTAACCATAGGTAACACAACCAAGTCATCCAGCTTACACGGATTAGAAATTTCATTCCTTGATGGACTCGACCATGTTCGTACCGCCAAACAGATGGCAATGAAATATTATGTTGATGGTGCAGAGATCGGAAAATTCAGTAAAGCAAATAGTAACGCTACAAACTCAAGTAATGCTAACAATGCTTGGGACGGACTTACAGCTTCTATTGATTCGGTAAACGCATGGGCATCTACAAATGGATACACTCTTGAATGGAAAGGTTTGGTGTGGTGGCAAGGAGAGTCAGACGGTGGTCGCACCGCAGCACAGCACCAAGCCCTGTTACAGACTTTAATTACCGACATTAGAACTTATGTAAGCCAAGCGTCTTTGCCTGTTTGTATCATCCAAGTTGACAATAGAGAGGGCGGTACGGATGCAAGTGGAACAGGTTCGTCTAGTGTCTCAGGAATCCTTCCGATCCAACAAGCTCATATTAATACGGCAACTGCAGATAACAATGTGGAGGTTATAGACACTTCGACCTATGTCGGGGATATGATCTACCAAGACAACGGTAACGGATCATTTAACGGTGTTCATTGGAAGACTCAAGCTCATGTACCTATCGGTTACGACACAGCCACACGGATGAATAACATCATTCAAGGCACACTTTCTTGGACACCTACAGGCATGACTGCAATATCAGCTTGGTACGACGTGACCGATAGTGCCACTCTTACAAGTTCCAATAACCTCGTGTCTCAATGGGAGAATAAAAAGGCGACTAGACACCTCACCCAATCCATAGCTAGTAGACAACCCACCTTATTATCGAATCAATTTACAGGTTTAGATAACATCTCTAGGGACGGTTTGTCATTTGATGGTAGTAATTTGACGGGAATAAACGGAGTCTTTGACGCATTAGGTACGAACTTAACTGAAGCTTCCCTGTTCATGGTGGTTAAATATCCTCAGTTCCCGTTTGGGCCTAATAACGCTATTTTATGGGGACAGGCAATCAGTAATGGTGCGAACTACGCTAACGGTTATGCACACTTCCCTGTAGGTCAAACAGATCAAACAGTCGTAAGGTTCAGTACAGCGGGTAATCAATGGAGCAATAACATCGCAAATCGAGTCTTTACAGGATGGTTGACTCAAAACGATGTTTACATCTTGGAGTTCACATTCAGCGATACCGATAATAAGTACAAGATGCGGATTAACTCTGCTATCAAATCTAATGTTAATCTCGGAGCAGGTTGGGTAAGCGGTAACAATTTCAAATCAGGTGACACAACGATTGGTGCGTGGAACACTGGTAGTGCAAACCCCACAAAGGTAATCATAGGAGAAGTGTTCGCTTTAAACGGCTATCTAAACACATCTGATCGAGAAAAGATCGAAGGTTACCTAGCTTACAGGTACGGTGCTTTATTACCTACCACTCACACTTACTACAATACCCGACCATGAGATATTACATTTTAGACACCAAGGCAGAATCCGACCCATGTATTAAGGCATGTTACACAGCCTGTATGAACACGGTTCCTAGCGGTGATTACAAGACGCAGACAATCGATTGGGCTACCGAACAACAACGCATAACCGACAACAAATACATCGTTCCTGTATGTCCGCATCTTGGAACCTTTGGGTACGCCATAGAAACGGCAAGTGACGATTGGTTCCCAACCATAGAAGTATAAACACACCATGAGCAGATATCGATCATACGGAAAACTAGATGATCCATTCACATCGGAAGGGGATACCTTCTTTTTGCGGATGAATGCCCGTCTGCGGCCTAACCAGTTAAAGCCTGGTGAGGTTGCCCTATCCAAAAATGGAAGGATGAATGATGATGGCACATGGCAACCCCGCAAAGGGCTATCGACTCTCTTTGGGTCAATAACATCGGGTGCAGATGCTGTGCGTGTTCCTTACATTATAACAGCGGGACAAAGAGATAATTCGGGCATCGTAACACTTGTATTGGATGACATTCCGAGCCTTGCATTTATACCAGGAGAAAACATAACAATTGCAAACCTTGGGTTTACAAATTCGACAAATCCGAATGGTACATTTGCTTTGGTTTCTATAAACTTTACGACCAAAACAATTACTTACTCCGATGGTTCTACCGGTGAGGCTGAGGCGTTTACATTAGCCAATAATTCAGCAGGTCAAACCTCAGTAGCATCGATGGGAAATTCGATTGCCACAACTGAAGGATTTACTCTGAACGATGGTGGAGTAAATGCAGTTTTTGGGTCGGCAGTTTATTCTGATGCTTCATCAAATAATGATGATTATATATTCTCAGCGACAAACAATTTAGCCGTTATTATTCGACTAAAAGACTCTGCACTTTTTAAGTGCCGGTACGAGGGTGGGGGAGAAACAGTAGATGGTCCTGTAGGAATGACTCAAGGGTTTGATAAGATGTTTATCTTTCGGTCCCGCAAAACAACTCTTTCAGCCTCCCCAAAACTTAATTATCGATCTGTCAGTTCGGCATCACAAAGTGGTCAGGTAATAACTGTAAACACATCGACCGATCATGGTCGAGTAGTCGGTGACTTTGTCACGCTCACAAACCTCACAGGCTGGCCAACCTACGATCCTAATAACTGCTATCAGATAAAGACTGCACCAAGCACCACATCTTTAACAGTAGAGATGGCAGACTCTCAAACTGTCGCCTTCAATGTGAGTGGCGCACAGGTTGAATACTTTGAAGACTTTACCCGAGTGAGCAAAGGGGCATACACTACTCCAGCTTACTTTACAGACACATCAGCTACTGCATTAAATGGCGTGGTTACCATGAACATCGGAGCAGGCCACAACCTGCAAAAAGGTGACGAGATAACTATCCGAAACGCAACATCTCCCTACGAGTTATTTGAAAATCAAAAAGCGGTAGTTACATCGGTTTTTGATTCATCGGGTAGTGCTACTAACCCTTTTTTAAAATTTACCTTTAATTTGGGAGTTCAGGATGAGTCTTCAGGTGCATCGCTCACAGTTAGTAAAGCACTAGCTATCGGAAAAGGTTTCGTACATATGCCAGCCGCTCCGTGGGGAGAATTTCATCAGCGTAGGCTATGGGTTCCATACTGGTATACCTCCGACACTAACCCCGTGGACCGAGAAATAAGGGACGAATTAGCGGCATCCGATATATTTGATTCAGACACATTCGACATCATCGGAAATCAATTCCGAGTATCTGCCGGTAAAAGTGATTACCTGGTAGGCCTTCAGCCTTTTACTCAGGATAGTATTGTCGCATTTAATCGTAAATCGATTCATCTACTCACAGGCGTAAGTGGATCTTTATCGGATGTATCCACGAATGTTGTAACGAATGAAATAGGTGCATCTGCTCGGAAGTCTATCGTTCAGGTAGCTAACAAAATTCTATTCTTATCCGACCAAGGTATATACTCGGTCGAGTTTATGGATGAGTATAATTTACGAGGAACAGGCACACCCATCTCGGAAACAATTCAGCCCTACATAGATCGAATAAATCAGGACTATGCTCACCTCTCCTGTGCAGTTTATTTTAATTCAAGATATTGGATCGCTTTGCCCTTGGATTCTACTCCAAGTGCTGGCAATGGTAGGAAGTTGAATACCATTATAATATTTAATTTTATTAATGGCGGGTTTGAGAGCATTGACTCTGTAAACTCTGTAGACTTTGCCATTCGTGAATTAATCGTAGCTCGGGAAGGCGCACAGAATGCATTATACCTGACAACCGAAGAGGGTGGAGTTCATCGAGTCGATTCTGTTGAGGGTGGAGATGTTGTATCGGTAACACCAGGACAGGCATCTGCTGAGACAATTCCAGTTATTAGCCAGCTTACCACTCGCCAATTCGATGCTGAGAGTATGGATCGAAAAGTATTTAGCCGGTCCGAGATTCAGATGAAATCTAATAACTCTCAGACCGATAGTGCTATTGAATTTATAACCGAAGAACCTGACTCCACTACCGCATCGATCAATGCTTCTACCTTACTTGGAAGCACTCTTGCCGACTCTGAGGATGCCTCCTTGAGGCTAAGAGTAAATAAGCGAGGCTTTGGGGTACAGGCAGACATCAAACCATTCTTAGGTCGGCCATACATTCGAGCTGTTAAAGTAGATGCCCGAATAACTGACCGATCAACCACATCTATTTCATAAGGTAAAATCATGGCTATATTATCAAGAGGACAATCCTTCGCATCAGGCGATCAAGTAACCGCACAAAAACTGCAAGACATTGTGGATCTTGCAACATTTGACGATCCAGCAGATGAGTCTACTATAGTTAAAGACTCAGGCACAGGTAAACTAAAAGTACCAGGCAATGGCATCGGCTCAAACGAATTAGCAAGCGATGCTTCAACAGATTCAAATCGTGCAGTCGGCACAGACCACATCAAGGACAACTCAGTAACAGCGGCCAAGCTCGATAGTGCGGCCGTCAGCGTACTTATGCCGACAGGATCGATTTTGCCTTATGCGGGTTCATCTGCTCCTACAGGTTATTTACTTTGCGATGGTTCAGCCCAAGACCGACAAGTGAATTCAGTAAATACTGAACTATTCACAGTAATAGGCACAACCTACGGCATAGGAGATGGATCAACCACTTTCAATATTCCCGACCTACGAGGTCGAGTAATTGCGGGTCAAGACGATATGGGAGGTACATCTGCTAATCGTTTAACTACGGCAAAAAGTGGAATAAATGGAGATAACTTAGGAGCATTTGGTGGACTAGAAGACCACCTCTTAACTCACCTAGAATCGGGACTACCAGCACACACCCATGATGTTCAATCAATAACATCTATTTCTACTGACACAGTAGGATCAGGTAACCGACTTAGGACGGGCGATAATACAACCAACGGAGTAACTGGTGGCGCACAAGATGCAACATCTTCACACAATAATGTACAGCCCACTATCATTTTAAATTACATCATCAAAACCTAATCGATATGGAATCATTAGACGCACTTAAAAGATTGGTGGGCATGGGTCCATCTAAAGATGAAATCGCCACAGAGGCACAAAAAAGACTGCAAA